TGCGGACACTCGAAGTAATAAATATTCATACCTTCGATATCTGCTTTCTTGCGTTCCATAGTCTTGTGACATTTAGGGCAAATCATTCAGCGTTACCTCCTCCATAAAATTCTTTTGATGCTTCGTACACCTGATTCAATTGCTCGTTACCGTACATACCGGCTGAGGCTCTGTTGTCCTGTCCGTCCTGCATACCTCTTGTTACGCCGGGAATCATTGACTGCTGTTCAACAATTTTCTGCTGACGCTCAGCCTCTGCTCTCTGCTGCTTCAGTTCGTCCATGAGCTTTCGCTTGTTCGGAATGTATTTATCCGGGATGCCTTCAAGATAGGTAATCGGGTTAGTAACGATACCTTTATCGAACAGGTTATCCATCGTCTGTACCTGTGTCTGTTCAGACCAGTAGGAAGACTGGCCTATTTCAACATCAAGGTCGAAGTTGGCATTTCTTAAAACAGAGAAGTCTATCTCCGCATATGTCTTGTAGATAGGCACCACCTCAATATCCGGCGGCAACTGTCCGGTCATGGGGTCAACCATCGGCTGAACCTGATTTCCGAACATGTCGTGGTACTCAATATGGTCAACAAGATTCAATGCTTTTGCCTGAGACTCGGTTATTTTGACCATTCGTGTGCCGTAATCACAGCCCATGATGTCCACGATTATCCTCACGATGTCCTCGTAGAACTGGTAGAAATCCAACTTCTGAATTTCAAGAGGAACACTGGATGCCTGCTGAACGGAAACGATAGCGGATGTGTTATTCGGGTTAGTAATTTCACCCAATGCCGCATCAGAAGCACCCATTGTTTCCTTGGTATAAGCGATGGTGGAATCAATTAACTGAATGATCTGATTAGAGAAGTCAGGTGCTTTGACCGCATCAATAACTTTGCCTGCCATATCCATGTTGGTAATAGCAGTAGCTTTGGTTACGTCATTAGTCAGTTTCGCAATCTTGTTCTCATCGTAAAAAACACGGGGAAAGCCCATGTTTGTCATGTAGACCATGCACATTGCGTAAATTTTGTTAATAAAAACCTGATTTGGAATCAGGCCTGTGATGGGCGACCGCCCGTGATAGTTATTTGAAGTCTTCTCCCAAGAAAACCAAGCAATCGGGTAGAGTTTATATTCAAGGTCGGTCTCTTCTTTCAGCACAACTTTGTTGGTAACCTTGATGCATTTAACCGTTGTTTTCGTACGAGGTTTGGAAATGCCGAACTGGTCTTTATCATTGACCGTTGTCTTCTCTTTCCAAAACTTTGTAATAACTGTAGTTAATTGAGCGTCCGCAGAAGACTGCTCATTGGTGTACTCATCATCATCAGGAGTAATCATTGAGATATCATTCTCAGAAACGCCCGCTTCTTTTGCCATATCCTTCACCTGCTTGGTGTAAAGACGCTGAACAACGAGGATATATGGCTGTTTCTGAACTTCTGAAGTGTACGGATTGCCGAAAATAATGTGGGTATTATCCACAACTTCCGTCTCAATATCACCCTGATAAGACTGGTTGGTTTCAATATCCGGGTCGAACGAAATATAAACAGCAGTGTCGCCGTCAACGCAGGCATTCTGAATATTTTTACGGGCCTTAGTCGTTGTTTTGGTACGCTCGATGACTTTCTCAACCGAGAACGCAAGCACGTCAGCAAGGGCCTTATTCTCTTCCGTATCATCAAAGGGAGTGATATGCACGCCGACATCATCAGACACAAGCATTGCAATGAAATAACTTACGACTCGTTTGATGATATTGAAGACAGGCTTCGTCATATCGGGAGCGTTAACGCCGTACCACTGGTCGCCCATAAAAAAACGCTGATTCTTCTTCACATTGGAATAGAGTTCCATTCCTGCGTTGAAAGAAGTGCCATCAACGTACTCGGCATATATTTCTTCGGGTTTCTTTTTAATTTCCATGAGGGTTTCCGTCAAACATCATCATGTTAAGAATCTGTCTGATCTGTCCTTTCTCCGTATCGGTAAAATCTTTTGCGGCATCAATCCGCTCCATTCTCCGAATGGTATAGAGGGTTATACACGATGTAATCATAGAAAGAACTGAAATGACTCCAAGGACAAGAATTGCCATATTAACCTCCTGTAAACTCTAAGAACGAACGAACTTCTTCATAATCTTTCGGTAAAATCTCTTCTTCAATCGGGGTATAGTCAGATGCCTGCGGCATGATTGCCCAACTAATAGCCATTGCAAACACGCAGTCATCGTGAGCGCCAGTTGCGGCTTCGGGTCTGCCAACCTCATTCTTCACGAAACTCAATGCTTCATGGAAGAAAGCGGGGTCTTTAATCAATTCAGCGTGATAATTAACTACTTCTTTCAACTTATCCAGTATTAGCGGTCTAGTTGTAGAGGTGGTTTTAAAGCCGAACTTTTTCATGATGTGCGGCGTATAGGTATCTACCGTTTCCCTTACATACAGGTTCTCATACCCCATCTCCTGCAGCCTTAGCGTAGGATAGGACGAGAAGTTTGTTTCCGGGCCAATCATTGCGTAGTTGTAATACCTGCCAAGGTTATATATCTGCTGAACGAACTGCCTCTCATCCATCTGCGCTCTATACTTAGCCACCTGCGTACCGCCATCCGTTTTATCCAGTACATAACCAACAAAGTAGTCAGAACCTTCGCCTGCGGTATCTGCGCCCAAGCAGTAAACGTGTCCGGGTACTGGATGATTCCAAATAGAGATACAACCGTTCTGTCTTTCATAGAACCCACCCATTTCGGTGAACTCGCCTATATCCATCGGTGGGCGTATAGTCCTTAAACGTTCCTGTATCTTCACAGGGTCGAAGAACGGATTACCTGACTGGATAAATGCTTCTTCGGGCGTAGCTGGATATTCCTGTTTGAACTGGTTGATATCGCCACCGCACAATGTGCGAATAGCATATCTTCGCCACATAATCTGTTCGTTATCCAATCCGAACTCAGCCTTCAAATCATTCTCTTCAGCCGTCAGTTCTTCGCCGCTATACTCTCTTCTGTATTCGGGCATCTGATACCACGGGAAAAATAACGGAATAAAGTCACTATCCCCGGACACAGCGGAGTCCCACAACTGTTTGAAATAGTTATATCCGTTAGCAGTGCTTTCAATTACGAGAAAAGAAAACCCGGACTGAGGTAGAGTCTGCAACAAGCCAGTTAACTGGTCTTGTACTGTTTTGCCGTCCTGTTCCTTCCAAAACGCTAATTCAGACAAGTGCATCAGTTTATACGTAGCGGAACGACCGACACCTTTCTGCTCTGCACTCGCAACACGAATAGAACTTCTTAAGCCGGGGTTAACTTCTTTTTCTGCAGGATCGTTGGTAGGATTCTCAAACCTCAGAAGTTTGCTGTTAGAATATTTGACCATCGGTTTCAGATTGGGCGGGAGATTATCGTAAAACCTTTTTAGCATATCGTAGATGTTATTAGTAGCATCCGTGTTATGCGCCATGATAAGTCCATTAACGAAGAATGAAGTCATGGCAACCGCACCCATTATTCCTTCAGTCATCGTAGAGAAACCCATCTGTCGTGCCTTAAGGATAATAGTCTTACAGGGTTTATCGTTGTTGTAATGCTCCTTAAACACGTCATACAAGACTTTCTGAGCATCGTTCATGTGGAGCGGAATCAGATTACTCTGCTTATCGACAATCTTGAAATATGTTTCGATATAGTCTTTCAGGGATAATACAGTAGGTTTTACATACTTCTCACCCTTCGCTTTAGCCTCAGCTTTCTTCTGTTTCTCAGCTTCAGCTTCTTCTTTCTTCTTCCGCTCTCTCGCTTTTCTCGCAGTCTGCTTCATGCCTTTAACTTCGTGTTCTTCAGTACCTGTTCAATGGAAATCTTTGCGTTGAGATCGACACCACGATTGTCTGAATAGCCCATAGTTTTTAAAGCGAAAATAGCGCCAGTCGGATTCTTCTGAGTCTTTAAATCCTTGAACAGTGCCGCTTCAATATTGTTAATCGCAAACTCGTGTACGCTCGCTAAATCGGGATGGTCTTTCATATTCTTGAACATGCTCTTACTCATATTCAGATGCAGGCACAGTGCAGGCACGCTCCACTCAAGCGGGTCGTGAGTAGCAAAGTATTCCTTAACACTCGCTTCTACTCTTGTGGGATTTAAGTTATCCAGTTTCTTCGGTTTATACCTCTTGTCAGGTGTACCGTCTTTCTTCAGTTTCTGTTCCATATTTACCCCTTGTATCCTTTATGTTTGCTCGCCCGAGCCTTGAGAATCTCGTTAAGAATAAGCGTAGA